GACGCTGGCGCGAGAGTGCCAAGAGGGCCTCAGCCGATTGCAGCCCCAGTAAAGGGTGGCATTCAGCCAGCCATTTTAACAAGGGGTTAGTCATGGGCAGTGGAAACTTCGGCAACCTTATAGGTAATATTGCTAACAAGGGCGGAGCCGCTGGCGCTCCTGCTTTTAATCCAATTCGACCAAATTTGCCTTACGCTAATGATCCATACAGGCCAAACAATTCATATGCTTATGGCCCAAGTTATGGGAACACCCAACTACCTTATGGTTTAGGGAGTTCTGCACCAATGCCGGGTGGCGGAGTATTTGGTCAAAAGGGGGGAGGCCCAACAATGCCACCCGGATTCCAAACGCCATCTTTTGGGGGAACGTTTAACACCCTTAACTACGGGCGCTACCCCGGATCTGGTATTGGGTATTATAACCCAACCCCGGATCCTAATTACAATCCAAGCAGAAGGCCTCCCTCATCAGGAAAGGGTGGGCCTGACATTCCGTATGTAGGCTTGCCAAAGACACCTTTTCCTACACCAATGCCGTACCCAGAAATGCCCGGTCCGCCAGCTAAGGGTTTGCCAACACCTGCTGTACCTGCTGTTCAGCCGACACTAACACCACCTCCAAAATTTTACTCGCCATATGAGCCATATCCGGGTTTCTTACCCCATGAAAGTGACAACTAATGACTGAAAAGGTGGCAGTAACATTAGCTAGATTAGAAGAGCGCATAGGGCAGCTACAGGATGAAGTGCGCCATGTGCATAAAGAGGTGTCAGATCTAAAGGCTCAGGCTAATAGATGGAAGGGTGCCTTCTGGGTAATGGTAGCTATTGGTGGTATAGCTGGAACGATAGCTCATTTGTTTATTGGGTGGATCAAGTGACTATATCTAGGTCAGGTATGGGCAGTCAGTTATGGGGTAATAAAATGCCGTTAACTAAAAAAGGCAAGAAGGTCATGAAGTCCATGAAGGGGCAGTATGGCGAAAAGAAAGGTGAGCAAGTTTTTTATGCCACCAAAAACAAAGGCAAACTCAAAGGTGTCGATATGAAAAAAGCAAAGAAGTATAAGGGCGGCGGTGATTTGCTTGCCAACCTGTCCCCAGCCTATAGTCTGATGAAGGGCAAGGGAATGTTTAGCGATATGATCAAGGGTGGCGGCATAGCTGGCGTTCTGGCAAAGCAACTTAGCAAAGACAAGGATAAGACTGAGGCAGAGGCGGCAATTGCAGCTCCTTCGGCAGCTCAGCCCGCTGGCATGGTTGAAGCCCCTAAGGCCATGGCTGGTGGCGGAATGGTAAAGCGTACCAGATCAATTGATGGAATTGCCAGCAAGGGTAAGACCAAAGGCCGTATGTGCTAATGGAACGGAAGTCAGTGACAGCCCCTAAAGGTTTTCATTGGATGAAGTCTGGCAAGGGATTTAAGTTAATGAAGAACCCAAGTGGCGGTTTTAAACCTCACAAGGGTGCTTCTATTAAAGCAACATTTCCCTTGCAAAAGGTTCATAAGTAAATGGCAAAACAGGTTGCAAATGTTCGTATCAAGCGGAAACGGATTCGCCGTCCCGGTCAGCACAAAAAAAATGTCAATAAGCGAAACAAACAAAAAGACTTCTTCGGTTAGGGTGCATTGCAAAAAGTGTGATCGTTGCGGCCAAGAACTAAAGAGTGTGTTTGTCCACGGGCATGAACAATGCGTCTCCTGTGGTCAAGTTGTATATGATTGTTGTCAAGGAGAGGTTTCATGCGAGCAGCAAAAATGATGTGCGCTAGAAACAGGAAGAAGCCAATTGCAATGAAAGCTGGCGGCAATCCTGTAGCTAAAAGCTTATCAAGTCCAGCGCTAAAACCAAAGGTGGTTAAGCCAAAGAAGGGCAAGGGGTCTTACGATAGGAAGGCCTCTTCCTTTAACTCTGGGGGCAAGTCAACAGTAAACAAGGCTGGTAATTATACAAAGCCTACAATGCGTAAGAATTTATTTAACAAGATTAAATCTGGCGGCAAGGGTGGGTCTCCGGGTCAGTGGTCTGCAAGAAAAGCTCAAATGCTTGCTAAACAATATAAGGCCGCTGGCGGCGGGTATCGTGATTGAGTTTTTGCTTGTTGTCTATATGGGGCAGGGCATTATAGATCAGACTCAAAGATTTGTAGATATAGATAGATGCTTGTACTTCGCGGAAAGGTTATCTAACCAAAGACCAATAAAGACGGAAGGGAGATCAGTCAAAATAACGGCAATCTGCAAGCCAGTGCCAAGATAGGAAAAGACATGATCGCTGAAACCTTAGCAGGTATTGCCCTTTTTAAAAGTGCCGTCAGTGGAATTAAAAGCGCTATAGGCACAGCCAATGACATTGGTGAGATTGCTGGCTTCATAGACAATTTGTTTGAGGGTGAAAAACAAGTACAGCATGAGAGAAGTAAAAAATCTGGTGTCGGTAGTGTAGGTGATCAATTTGGTGTAAAATCAGTGGCAACTGAGGTTATCAATGCAAGGCTCGCACAAGAGCAAATGCGTGAGATAGCATCAATGGTTGACATGAGGTTTGGCCACGGCACTTGGAAAAGCATAACAGAAGAAAGAGCGAAGAGAATAAGGGAAGCGAAAGAAGCTGAAGCCGCTGCCCGAAGAGAAATGATAAAGAAAGCTAAAGAAACAGAAGAGACTATAAAGATGGCACTTGGCGTGTCTGCTATTGTAGCTGTTGTAGTGGGGCTGTTTCTGTTCTTAATGGTTTCTGTAGCTAAAGCAATTGCATTATAGGGAAGGCCATGCCGTTAAAAAAATCTCAGAAAAGCCTTAAGGCTTGGACAAAACAGAAGTGGACAACGAAGAGTGGTAAGCCCTCCACGCAAGGGTCAAAAGCAACCGGAGAACGTTATCTTCCGGCATCAGCTATTAAAGCCCTCTCACCTAAGGAATACGCGGCCACCACGGCTGCTAAAAGAAAAGGAACTAAAGCTGGTAAGCAATTTGTCCAGCAGCCTAAAAAGATACAGGCTAAAGTAAAAAAACATAGGAAGGTTAAGTAATGGCTGTCGTAACCCCAGATCTGCCGGAAATATTTGAAGAGGCTTTCGAGCGGGCTGGATTAGAGTTGCGGTCTGGCTATGATTTAAAAACTGTTAGACGCAGCCTTAACCTATTAACATTGGAGTGGCAAAACCGTGGACTTAATTTGTGGACTATCGATGCTGGCACACAAGCTCTCACAGCAGGCACAGCAACTTATACAATGCCTTCGGACACTATTGACCTCATTGAGCATCAAGTGCGGCAAGGTACTGGGACAAATCAAATCGACACTAGTCTTGAGCGCATCAGCGTTTCTACATACGCTCAACAAACTAACAAAAACACTGAAGGACGCCCTACTCAAATCTTTGTCGAGCGCTTGGCGACTTCTACGCAAGTTACTCTGTGGCCTGTGCCGGATAGTAATAGCTATTCTCTCGCGTATTATCGACTTCGTGGAATCGATGGCCTTGCGTCTGGAGTAACAGGAACCGCCGACATGCCTCCAAGGTTTGTGCCTTGTTTGGCTGCTGGCCTTGCTTACTACATTGCAAGCAAGAAGCCTGAGTCAACTGGTCGTGTGCCAGCATTAAAGCAAGAGTATGAGTTTCAGTTTGAGTTGGCGGCAGGGGAAGACCGCGACAGCTCATCAATTAAGTTTGTGCCATATGATACATTCTATTTGGGTGGCTCTTAATGTCTTACGCAAAAGCTAAATATGCCTTTGGCTTCTGTGACAAAACCGGGTTTAGGTATCCCCTAAAAGATTTGGTTGATGAGTATAACAATGGGACAAGAACGGGGTTCCGCGTTGGCAGAGATGTTGTTGACCCGGATCACCCGCAAAACTTTTTAGGCAGGGTAAAGATCAACGATCCGCAGTCTCTGCAAAACCCAAGGCCAGACACATCGCATGATGGTTTGTTTGGTTTTAATCCTGTGGGCAACCCTGCCCAGTATTTAATAGGACAGGTTGGAACCGTCCTAGTGACAACAAACTAGAGGTGCGTTATGCCAGTTAAAATTAGAGAGCTAGATCCTAAAACAGGTAAGCCAAAAAACAAAATGCCTTTGCCAAAGCCAAAGCCACGGCATGCCAACCCTAAGCATCCAATGAACACGGAGAAGACAAAGCCTTTGGGAAGAAACAAGGGCGGCAAGATGCCCTTGCCGATCTCCCCCAGACAAATGGCAAAAAAGAAACTTAAAGAAAATTATGAACTCACAAGTATGTCTATTAGGGACGATGAGGCTTTAAAGAAAAAACAAAATCGACAAAAAACTTTATTGGGAAAAGTTTTTGGGAGCGGCTCAGGTAAAGATATACGAGGCCGGAAATTTGCAAAAGAAGAGGCTGTAAACATGCTTAAAAAAGAAAGTCCTGAATTGGTTAAAAGGCTTACCAAAAAAGCCTCTGGTGGTTCTATGAAGATTAAATCAGGAGACACCCTGTCTCAGATTGCCAAAAAGAATAACATCTCGTTGCGGGATCTTCTATCAGCCAACCCAAGCATCAAGAACGCTAATAAAATTCGCGTTGGCCAAAGCATTAAGTTGCCAAGCACAAAGATGACCGGAAGCTCAATCGGTGCAACACGCAACCCATATAAGAACATGTCTAAAAAGGACATGGCTGATATGGATGTTAAAAACAAAAGCGCGAAGCGCCAGCAAGCCGTTACTAAGCGTAGTCGTGTTTCAGCAATGGATGAGCTAAAGTTGAAAGCAAAGCCAAAGCCTATGAATGATGACATGTATCAAAGAGATCTTGGGTCAATTGAATCAGTCACAACCGCAGAGAATAAGCGCCTTGACGAAATGAGAGCAAAGGCCCGTAAGTTGCGTGATAGCAAGAAAGCTGCACCTAAAATCGCGCCAAAGAAAGCGGCCCCAAGCATGAGCGG